TACAACCTCAAAGTAAGATTGGTCGCCCCACCGCTTGCTCTGCCGGAACATTTCTTCTCTAATGAGATGAACGAGTGCTTTTTGGTAGGCAACACTTTCCACTCCTGCAGCTGTACATTCCCACATCACCTTCATCTCAAAGAACTTGTCAATCTGCTCCCTCGGGGTCATCCCGCGCTTCATATAAAAGTCCAGGACATGAATGAGGCCCGTATCCTCCATCCCGACGACTGCATACGCACTGAAGTCCGCGTGCATCTCCTCGCTAATCGCAGGGTCAAGAGCAATCGCACGTCCAACGAACTGCTTAAGGGTCTTGACCTGATAGATGATGCTCTTAACGTTAAATATTTGCTGTTCTTCGTTGCTGATAACAGAGTCGAACTCTCTGCTGAAGTCCCCGAGCGCTCCGACACTGCGGTAAGATTCTCTAAGTGCATCGTAAGCGCGCCTGGGCATATGTGCATCCCAGAGCATATCTCCCTCAGGGTCGATAGCTCCGAACTTGACAGTGATAACCGTTGGATCGCTGGACAGTGTCGCCAGCATACACTCTGGATGCAGCATTGTTCCCAGGATCTGGATAAACGCAGACGGGTCTCCTCGCGGCAAGGCCGGACGAACTGCGCCCATAATCCACTTAACAGTCTTTTTGCGTTGCTCAGGCGTGAGAACCGATTCTTCATCTTCCACATCGTCCACTACGATGAAGTCTGGCCGCCTGCCGTTCCGGTTGAGGCCGCGTACCTGACCTCCTCGACCTCTGGCTGCCATCCATACTCCATTAAGTGCCTTAGCTTCTGTATCTCTCCAGGGGTTGGAGTGATTTCTGTCGGGTGCCAAAGCACCGTACACCTCAATAAGGAGAGCATTGTCCGATAGCTGAGTCTTGACGTTCGAAAGCTGGGCTGCGGCATGGGGTCCGGTCTCTGCGACAAACAGTTGAAAATGTTTTAACTTATAAACCACATTCCTAATCATCATCGCATTACAGAGCGTCGTCTTGCTAAACCCGCGAGGTATGATTTCCTGCTGAATTTGGGACACCTGTAGCGATATTGACAGAATTTTCCCAGTGGTCCTGTCCCGATTAAGGACGAATAATGGATATTCAGGGCTTTCAGGGTTGTCTGGCTCGAGTTTCCAGACAAAAGAGCGGCAAATCTTCGCGAGTTGGTGTTCATCCCACTCATAAGTCTCATTCTTCCATCTCTCCAGTCCAAAATTCAGCAGGAAATCTGTCTCCCGAGTCAGGAGTGCCAGCAACCCCCTGTGGAACCAAGGCATTGCCCGACTAAACCACTCCGTCAGAATCACACGGCAGAAATAGACCGGATCAGCCAGTCCTGCCGCATAGATTTCCTTCTTTTGTTCGGGAGACAGAGCACTCATTGTTTAGGGTTTTTCCAGATTCGTGTGGGTTTTTGGCGTTCCAGCGTTGGGGTGGTATGGGAGCTACTAGACAGTGTGCTGGTTCGCCGTTAAGTCATGGCTTCTCTCCTTCTGCTGGTGCCTTCTTCTCTTCTCCTCCGCCCTCTTCACGCTCCTTTCGAGCCACGGCTTTCGGACCGTACTGATTGGAGGGGACGTGAATGCCCGGAGGAACCACTTTCGGATGCTCTGCAGCAAACTTCACCGCCTCAGCCATCGGATCGGCCGGTGCCGCCGCGTCGGATCCAGATTTCTCAGTCTCTGGGCCTTTCGATTTCGTAGTCTGTGGTCCTAACGTCGCCATTTCAATCTCCTAATCTACACTGCTCACAAGATAAGTGTCCTCACCGACGCAGCCCATGTTAATGCCCCGTTGCGAGACATAAACACAGGTATTTGCACCGACCACTTTAACAGAACCATCAGCTTTGGTCGATGTCGTCAAGCCCGTAATGCCCAAACTGGCAATCAGGGCATCAACTGTCGCTTTTGGCTCCCAAATCACGCAGAAATCAGTCGCTTCCGCCCCTTCAGGCGCACTTAATCTCTCGTCAACTTCTGGCATCAGAATCTCCTATGTCACCGTGAACTGTTTGCTATTTGAACTCCTAGAGTTGTCCGCTCGTGTCAATTTAAGAGTGAGCGTCTTCGGTCCTCCAGAATTAAACCCAGCCTTCACATTCTTTGCGTCAGTGTACACTACCAAATGGTCTTTAGTATCCACCATGAACTTGTCATCAGGATAAAAGCCAGCTCCAACCGCTGTAACTGTCACCATCGTGCCCCTCGGAGCCGTTGTAGGCGTTATAGAGTCTAACCGCAACTCTGCACTAGAGGCATAAAAGATGAAATCGCGGCTATTCGACTCCAGCACCGGAGAATTTCTCACCCAAACTGGCACCGAAACCGCCATACTAGCCGTTGAGGGCTTTACAGTCGTCCTAACTTCCGTCGCAGACACGAAAGTCGTCGGCTCCTCACCTCCATTAAACACAATCTTGGAGTTGACAGTGAAATTAGTCCCATTCACCTTCATAACTACATCTGCGCTGCCAAGCATAGCGAAATATGGAGTCAATTTGACCACAGTGGGCTTCAGAGGAGGCGGAACCGGCGGAATCAGCTTAGAGGTATCAATCCATTCTGCCTCCGTAGACTCCAAAATGCCCTTCTGGTAGCAATAGTCCGGCACGATTGTCCCCTCGACTAAGATCGTGTCATTAATACTATCCAGCGTGATCCCAACTGGAATTGTGCGCGGGTCATAAATAAACCAATAGCCCATCGTCCTCCCAGCACCGTCCGTCACATGGAACCCATCAGCCTGAGTCGTAAAGGGCGGAGTCCCAACCTCCCGCAGCTCCTGTCGAAGCTTCTCAAACGAATGTCGAACGATCACTTGTGGTAGCTTAGCCATCAAGATACCTCTGACAATTCAGAAAGCCCTGTCGTGTCGGGCAGCGGGTCGTAGAGAGTGATGGACTGCACAGGCGAAGAGGCATTGGCATCCACCAGCATGGCAACCAATGGATTGCCCGGAGGCCTATCGGTACTGCTTACAGTACCAGCAATCGCCGCTGATCCATTGACGGCTATATCCAGCCGCGTAGCGGTAATCGTAACCGCAGCGCCATTGAGTTCGCCAACATCTCCGTTAACGGCATCAGAAATAATGCTGTCTAGAGTGCCATTCCAGCTATAGGCCCGAACATTTGGCACTCCAATGCCAAGATCGACTTCAAGCGCATCGTTGCCGTCTTCTGACACCCATGCCAGCGATATGCTTACGTCGTCTGCGACAGCTGTTCTGATAACCAAAGTCGCGTTGTCCAGCACTTTGATTAGTGCCACTCCAATCAATGCGATTGGGGTCGCTGCGGCATAACCGTCCACTATCAGATTGCCGGGGTCATAATCCGTCGCACCCCATGCACTATCCGTATTCGGATCAGCACCCAGCAGCGTCTCGACCGCCACCTCGCCGGTGCCCTCCACCCACGCCCGCCCCTGTGGACTGCCGCCGACCAGATCGATGTGGATTTTGGCATCAGTGGGAACCCAGGCCGGAACTTCTTCCTCTATGATCTCATCAGGAGTTGAAGGTAGCACACCCCTCTCTATAGCAAACGCCTCAATGTGATCGCCCTCCACCAGATACGCATCGTTAGTCCCCTCCATCGGAGAGATCGTATACGGCGGAGTCGCGACCTCTGCAAGATCACGTTCCAGATGCGCCAATTTCTTCCTGATAACTACTTGTGCCATCTACTTCAGAGCCCACGGCATTGGACCAGATGTATTCTCATAAACTGGTTGCGGTGCAGGTGTCGGTGCTCTCAGCGTAGACTGCTGTGGCTTCCCTTTGGTGCTGCCTCCTCCAACAGTCCCGTAAGGCCCACTCAGCCCAGCCTGATTCGCGAACATATTCCCCATCCGCATCATGCCTTGCTTAGGGTCTTCCTTCCCCGGCCTCATTAGGCCCATAAGGATCGGATCTCCTCCTCCACCAGAGCTACTGCCACTACTTGCTGGGCTTCCCATGGCCGCTACCTTTCTTTCCCGTTGACGAGGATCGAGACTGCGACCCCTTCGTCCGTGTTAATGGTGATGGAGACTTTTTTGTCCTCGGGCCTGACGTCTGGTCCAGGTGCAACTTCTGAACCCACGGGGCCGAACCACTTAATGCAGTTGTCTCTGGATCCGTTGAACTGGTTACAGTCGCAGTTTCCTTCGATTCCTGGAACTCTTCCCTTGTCGGTGTACTGCCAGAGGGTGTAGCTAGGCCAGGTTCCTTTGGGCCAGGTGGGACTTCCAGAGGTGTACTGCGCAATCCAGAGACTAGTGTTTTTAGCCAAGTAATCATCGTGTTCACTCCCAAGTTGCTCCTTTATCAGATGACCCGAGTATATGGTGATTTGTAGATCGGGCCTCAGTTGAAGGACGTAGCTGACGCACACTTTGAGATCTTCCAGCGAAACTCCATCGTCCTCATGATCTAAGCAGATCCGTTCCCCTTGCACCGGCTTTATTGTGCCAAGGTAATGATTCATCTGGGCTTCCATATCACCAGGGCGTAAGAAATGATAAGTGCTCCAGCAAAGACCCAGTTCCATAGCACGCTTAGCGCGAGGAAATAGCGTGTTATCGACATAGGTCAGTCCCTCCGTAGCTTTGTGGATGACTCCAATCACACCAGAGTTGCTCACCGCTTCTCCCGAGTGCGCGGTGTTATGATGGCTGAGATCGATGACGTCAATTCTCATCGTACCCGAGGTCCTAGTCCTTTCCAGAAGTATTCCTCGATCGAATTGCTTGGCCGGTTCTTCTGAAAGTTCGTAGTATTTTCATCACTATAGTAGGGCGGATTCTGCCGCTGATTAAAGTAGTCATCCCATTGCAGCAGCTTCTCCTCCATCGTGGCCCCTTGGTTCTTCTCAAAGGGAAGTCCGTGATAGCGCTCCGGTGGTCCCTCCGAAAAGTAATCTCCCCACTGATCCATCGGTGGCCCAACTGGAGGCAGCTCATGTGGCAGACCTGGACTCGGCATTATTCCCGGCGGAGGATCATTAAACTGCTCCAGAAGTCCCTCGATAGTGTTAGCTGGCAGACGATCAGTTTTACCGGGAGCAATCTGGAACTCATCCGGCACCCTGGGTTCTCCAAAGGGATTGATCTGATCCCAGAGCCAAGTGCCAAAGGGCAGTCTCTTCATTACAAAGTCATCGGCTTGGTCTACCATTTCTGTAGACCTCCCTTGTATGGTGGCCTGTTCAGGCGCTCAGCAAATTGAGTTGTCCACCTTATTCGTTGCTTGGCTTTCTCTATCGGCTCTAGGGCATTCCAATTCTCCATTAGACCCCTCAGGATGTCCGCATCCAGTTGGTTTACAAATGGAGCTAAGCCTAAATCTTTCAGACTCGTTCCAAGGCTCGTATTCGCTATAGCCTCCTCACTAAACATTCCCCTTGCAGCGGCCAAATTGCTTAACACATTCCCAGTTGTTTGAGTAAGCGCCATAGCCGGAATGTCTGCTCGATCGTCTGATGCATGGAACAGGTCCTCTAGAACCCGTGCTGTATCTGGATACTTCTCCCCTGCAAACGTCGCTGGCATATCAGCTAGCACGCTGCCCTGACTTCCTCGGAAATAGTTAGTTACTGGCGTAGTTGGGAAACCGGACCAGTAAGACGCGAGATCCTGTATAGTCCTATCGATCTCAAATCGCTGCGGATTCCCTTCTGCTGAAGCGTACTGCCAGGGATCTGGCCATTCAAAAGGCCCAGTCTTTCCCCAGAGGTCCGGATTAACTCCTACAGCTAGAGGAGCCCCTGTCTGCTTCTCGAAGATCGGCCACATAGTCTGCTGATGCTCTCCAACAACCAATGGAGTATTCGGGATCTCCTTATGTACCCTATAGGCCGGAGAGTCAAGAACTAGCTCTCGAAGCTTCGGAGCGTCCAAAAACTTCTCTCTGTCGTCATAGAGTCTCTTCAAATCCGTCTGCTCATGCATACGCCTAAAATCTATATGTGGCGTAGTTCTGTGAGAGTGCCGAGTCTCCAGTTCTATTGCTGGAACCATATTGGCAGGATCGTCACCGTGCCCTCGAACAAATGACACTCCAATCTGGCGTTGAATATCTCTATCTGAGGTGCCGCGACTTCTAAGTCTCCTGAGGTTCTCTGTTAAGGTGTCGCCAACATTGTAGGTCCGACCTCCTCCTCCAACTAGGTTCATCGAGAATGGAGACACCAAAATCCCTGCTGCCTTCGGAAGCTTCTCGATTGGGAGATTCTCCGCTGCGGTCTGTAGAGCACCACTTACGGCCTGTCCAGTCCGACCTTCCCTCAGATCCATGTAGGCTTCGCGGGCAGTGTCCGCAGTCCCAACTGGCGTGATCTTCAGGCCCTGCCGCGCGGACTCGGTCATCTGTCGGCGGGCAATGTTGGAGCCGCCGTACTGGTTAGCAAACCAATTGGAGATGCTGCCTGAAAGGCGATCAGTCCATGTTGGCTCATAGGACTTGGCAATCGTTGGTGCTGGCGGGCCCTGTTGAGGCTTCCGAGAGGCACCTCGCCGTCGGGTCGTATAGTCCATATTCGAGAGGTCGCCAATATACGGCATCAGTTCTTAGGGGTCCTCAGCCCCGGATGCAGAACACGATCAAATTCGTCTGGCTTGGCTTCGATTCTCCTGAGCGGCGGCTTCTTAGGTCGCCGAATAAAGGGAAACATTCCCGGCGGTGGCCTCGGCTCTACGGGACCAAATGGATTGTTCAGGTTAGGCGATCCCGTAGGCGGTTCGATCATCGGTGGTGGAGGATTCCAGCCCCATGGCAATTGTGGCTCCGGCAGTCGCCTACGACGCCGCTGGTACATATAGGGCTCTGGCCAGATTTGCTGAAGTGGTCTCATAACTTAGTCCCACCAATGGCCCACAGATATGCGTGCTATACTCTACGCCCGTCAGAATTGACCATAGGGCGCGCGCTGTGAGATCTGGGTAGTATTCTGCGGCGGCCGGTTCATCATCTGCTGTCCGAGGCCCATTCCACCTTTGAGCAGACCCATCAACATCGGGTTCTTCATCGCGCCCATCAGCGCCCCACCCATCCCCGCTCCCGCGGAACCAGCTCCCGACGCAGCAGCCGGAGCAAGACCGCCAAGAAGAGAGCTAGCCCCCGCAGCAGCGGCGGGTGCTGCCGCAGCTCCAGCAGCCCCAGCCCCCAACCCGGCAGCCCCGGCCCCAAGCCCCGCCCCGATTGCCGGCGCGGCCGCTGCTGCTGCCGGGGCTGCTGCTCCTGCTGCTCCTGCCACGAGGGGCGCTAATGCTGCCATTGCCATCTTCGTGTCTCCGTTATACAAGAGTCAGAACGCGCCACGCGAGTGGCGCTTCAAACTCCTGGGCTAGGGTCTCCAACAAAGGGAGTAGAGGGGAACTTCAGTTCCTGCGATGAGTCCGGCCTCCAAGAGGTCAAACCAATCTTGAAGCGAGGCCACGAGGTACCGGCGGTTGACAGACGGATCAAGGTTACGGCATACGAGGAGCCCGAAAACGGCAAACCCAGGATAGACAAACTCCAGTAACGGACGGTAGAGTTGCCCGAGTTGCACAAGACCCCGATCCTTATGCGTCCTCTTGTTTTCAAAGAGTAAAACGATCCTCGCTGGCTTAATGGCGATGACGAGGTCTGCCTCTGCGTAGCCAATCCCGTTGCTGTCGGCGTAGATAAACCACTGCTCAGGCCGGAACTCAAGGTCATTCCGCTTTATCCCCGTAAATAACCTGTGGCTGAAAGGTCCGGCCGCCAGGCCCGCGAGCGTCTCGCAATGCCTCAGCCACCTTTTCTGATACGCCAAACCCTTCGAGACCGTGCTCCCCGACCGTGGCCTCGGAACCGGGATGAAGTGCGGCCGGGAGGCTAGCATCTTCACGTCCTGAAGACTCTGAGGGACTCGAAGACGATGAGGCCGCGACGTCGCGCGGCCTTCGGCCGGACTCTGAGGTCTCGGGGACTGGTGTAACATCGATTACCTGACCCTCCGAGAGGTTGTGGACCGCCCCAAGGCGATGCGTTTGATGCTGTGATTTGAGAAACTCAGCGGTTTCCTCGTCGAGGCCATGTAGAACTTGTACCGTAGAGGACTTCCCGTGGCCTGTTCGATCAAGGGACAGTTCAGCAAGATCCATGAGTTCCCGATTCGAGAAGTCTTCTGGGTCGTCATCCAGGCGCTGCTGTAGAGTCTCCAACGCTTCCATTGAAATCCCTGTAAGCCTGGTGCTAATATCCAGCTTGAGATCCGCTTGCTGTTTTTCATAGAAGGACAAAAGCTCCCGGAAGGTGGGGTCCGCTTTGAGGACAGAGATTCGCGATGGGGAATACCCGAGGGCCAGGGAGATCTCCCAATCGGTCTGTCCCATCGCGAGCAGCTGTGCGAGTTGGTGATGCCTGGAGCGGATCTTGGCAATTGGGGGCGGCATCGCAGTCGGTAATGGCAGGGGGGCTTGGAGGGCCAGAGCCACGTCCGCGGCCGTCAAAGGTCGCGGCTCCCCAACTGCGATGCCTTGAGCTGGCTTGCGTCCGCGTGCCGGATGCAGTTGCAGCCCAATCTCAGCCATAATGTCGTCTATGTCCATTGCCTACTGACTCATTCGTTCCCTAAGCAGGTACGCCTCCAACGGCCAGAGCTGCCGAATCGCGTCCTCCTTAGCAAACTTCTTCCCTAGTTCTTTGTCAAAGTTGAGTGGGTCGGCGGGCACACTCTTGCCGATCACTACATATCCGGACTTAGTCGTAATAACGCACAGAGTCATATGCGGATGCCGTGCCGGATTCTCATAGTCCTCATGCTTAATCTTGGCAAGTATTGAGTCCAACGAGACCCGATGTTCCGTCTTTTGCACTGCCTTCGATTCATCGTCAGTGATCCTAACCGACGACAAATTAGTCCGTACAAGTCTTTCCTCATCAGTTTCCATGGCCATCTTAGGTTCTCCATCATTTCCATTCCTCGAAGAAGGCGGCAGCGTACCGGCAGGAGTCCATCACAACCACCCCGCGCCGCCTTCTCCATCTTCGCTACTGAAACCAGGCCCAGCTACAAACCCAATTCCCGCGCGCGAGGACGTCCGACAGGCTCGGACGCATCGAGTGTGTGACAGTTTTGTGGCGGTGTCAAGTGGGTTTGCTAACTAAGTAGTGGGTTGTGGGCTTGACTAAACTGGTGTGCAATTTTTCAGTGACAATCCCCCCTACGGGGGGATGCCCTTAAAGGGGGTGGGCTAACCCCAGGTTGTAGGTGCCCTCAAGTACGATCAGGCGTAGAACTGCGGGCAAAGAAAAAGCCCCGACCGAAATCGGGGCTTTCTGCTAGACCTAGTGCTTAGGCTCACTTGCCACAAGCGACATAAGACTATCGTGCATTGCTTGTGCTATCACGTCGATACGGTTCCCGCACTCCAGAAGGTACTTAGTGACATCGGGCATGTTGTCCTGCTCAGCCCGGCGAACGATGGGCTCCAGTACCATCAAAGCGGCATCAAGATGATTGCACACTGTGCACAGGTCTTCGATTGGGTTCTGTGAAATGGTGACTTTCTTGGACATAGCCATTGTTCCTTGTGTGGTTGAAAGATCCGGGCCGGATCATTCCGGCCCGGAGTTGAAAGCACTAGGCTTTCTTCATTTCCGCGATCACGTCTTGAAACGACTTAGCGGTTTTGACTTCTAGCGTGCGTTGCTCCTCGATGAGTCGCTTAACAAGCGGTTCAACGGATTCTTTCGCCGACTCGAAGAATTCGTTGTAGACCTTATCCGCATCATCAATTTTGTCTGGACCAAGCGACTCGTAGAATTTATCCACGGTCATGCCAGACCATTCTGCGAACTTGTCGTCTACTATCCGAATGAATAGACGGTCAAATTCGTCCATTGCCTTGCGGCGACTAGACATTGTACCCGCTATCACCTTCGCGACTCTAGCGGCGAACTTCTCTTTAGCGTCTTTGGCCGATTCCGCTTGCGCGAATACATCGGCGAACACCTTGCGAAGTCCATACGCCACTAGGTACTTGATAGACCTTGCCCCAAGCGGCGAACCGTTAAGGGTTGGGTCTACTACCGAGGCGGTGAAGTCTACCGCCCCAATATGACCAAAGGCCGGATTCTTAGCGCCGCCCTTGTGATCGAAGACCAGTCGAATGTCCAAGGGAATGTTGGACACAGCACGCACTTCCTGATTTTCATCAGCCATTGTAGTTGCTCCTATTTAGGGTTCAAAGATCGCGGGCGGGTAGGCCGGTTCGCCCGATATGCACTGCACTTACAGCCCCTACCCTAAAGGGTAGGGCGAACTTGTCAAGCCCTCTTGACACATTGAAACACTTTTCAACCGCAGGTCGGCCGAGCCGGTCGGCCGGCGCAGCGCCAGGTTGCGCCAGCGCCGCCCCGGCGGGAAGCCATAAGGACGATCTAGCTCGGAACTCCACCTTTAGGTGGAGCCCGTGAGCCTGCTGGTCCGCTGCTCGAGCCATAAGGATGGGCTGGCTGGATCTAGCGACCACATCGATTAGGCTAATACCTCATGTCTTGGTAGAATTCGAAGTAGGGATGGGAGCCCAGCGAAGTTTCAGCCGGATCGGGTAAAAACTGGAGACGGTCGAGTCTGGGCTCTATATACAGTTTTTTTTTTTTTTTTTTTTTTAAAGAAGAAGGAGTCGGCGTCCCACTATCCCGGTCCGACAGTCTCCCTGAAAGTTGTAAAAACATTACCGATATGCCATATTGATTGGGTACGTCCGGCCCACTTTCACATCATGTGAATGAGCCCACTAAACTCGGAGCACCCCAGCTATGACACATAGAGACACAGACCCCACTATACTAGCTGCCCGACGCGAGCGTAACCGCGTCGCAGTTCGTAAGCACTACCACCGCAAGTCCCTAGCCGAGGAGCGTCGCCTTCTGTTAGGACTTCTCGAAAAGCGCGAGATTATCAAACCTCAAGTCGATATGCGCGCGCTACCATCCTACCATCTATTCGAGATCGACGACACAATAGCCTACACTAGAGCTAAGATAGCACGGCACGAAGCGTTCCTGACCAACCTCAAGCCCTCCAGACCGGGACGATCACCCGTTGAACAAGAGCGATACGATCTGCGTCAGAAGCTAGCACATCGTCCAGTAGGCACATCACAAGCACAGCTAGAAGAAGAATTTAACCGTATAATGGCCGACATAGCCATTGAAGAGCAGCTGAAGGAGTCAGACAAATGAGACACTATTTGGATGAGCTACCATTCAAATTCGGAGACATAATAAACAGTCTCGAGCAAGAAGCCTACAACGCAGGTGAGGATACAGCCACGCGCCTGCTATTCCTCATGACAGCTACAAGCCACCTCGAACAGTTCCTAGTCGAGTTCCAGCGCTTCAGAGATCACGAGCTGCAGCATCAAATACTGGCTCATCTCAAGTTCCCCATAAACGGCAAGCTACCTTGGAGATCCAGCCTTCGATAATTATTTTCGGCAGTTGGGTTGTACCCCTTGACATTTACCCGAAATGGGTGTACCATTCCAAAGACGGTCGAACTTTGACCGCGCACCAAGAAAGGAACTTCCAGGTGTTCTACTTCCAGACTCGGGTCGATCCCGTCACCGGCAAGTGGCAATTCCAGATCAACGTCCACGGCAAGACCCATTGGTCAGCCCCTATGACCGCCGCCCAGCTCGACAAGGTGGTCCGCGTCATCCACTCTCAGCGAGTCGATTCCGGTAAGGGCGACAACGCCGTGAACCTAGACGCGAAAGCCCTAGACGTCGATACCATCCTACGGCTGGGCCTTCTGTCAGCCACCAAGGTTCCACCCTCCGACAAAACGCTCCAGAAGATCGAGGAGCGCAAGCGCACAAACAAGCTTAGAGGCATGGACGCGGACGCAATTCTCCGCCAACTAGGCCCAATCTCCTTTGACAAAGAGTCCATCGAAGCTACCATAAGAAAGGAACTATCAGATGCATCGTGAAGTAGACTACAACAAGCGCGCAGCACCAGCATTCGACGCGGTGTGCGACATCGTGAACTGGTTCGGCGAGAAGAAGTATCGCGAAGTCGCAGCCATGATGAAGCATGTCAAGGACCCCAAAGCCTTCAGCTTCTATTGTTCTTTCGGAGGCGTCGAGGGCTTCCCGGTGAAATGCTGGTATGAGCATTTCCATGGGCAGGGCTCATGGGATAAGGCTTGGGCAGAGTTCGAGGCCCAGGCGGAGCGTAGTACAGCACTTGAGACAGAGAAATAAGAAAGGAACCCAGACAATGGCACGACTAGACATGACCTACAGGCACTTCCACATCTACTATGAGCCCAACGTTGTAGGAGCTGATTGGCATTGCTACCACGACGACTACGACGGGGCACCAGACTCCAACGACGACCGCCACACTTCAGAGCGCACCTTCAACGAAATCACCCACTGGATCGACAACTGGTATTTCAGCCAAGAGCCTACCCTCGTGGGCTACCTCATGGGCCTCATGGACTTTGTCCTCGGCACCGAGCAAGTGCCCCAGACAGTCAAGGACGTCATCCGCACAAACTACACCTACAAGCTCTGCCAAGACTATTGTGACTCAGAGCGGGGCACAAACGAAGCATTCAAGCAGCGTCGCGAAGCACAACTCGAAATCGAAAAGGAAGTAGACAATGGCTAACAAAGAATCTCCGTGGGCAGGTGGACACGGTGGAGTCCCGCCGAAGGCGGCGCACCCCCGCACCAACGACGAGCTATTCGACATAGCCGATAGCCTCGCCGGAGCACTGATCGAGATGTGCATACAGGTCGTGGAAACCGGACAGCTCTCAAACGCAGAGGGCGCAACAGTCTGCATGCAGGCGATGGACCGAATGGTCTACACCTTCATCAGCGCAGCCGGGTCCAAAGACCTAGAGCACAAGATAACCATGCTGGCACTACACTCTACTAATGTAGCCCGGCTCATAAAGGCGATGGACAAATGATGAAAGGGGCCTCAGGGCCCCTATAGCGGATTGGCATTCCGCTACTGATGATTCTGCCACCGGAGACTACCGACAATGACTGAACGCTATGTAGTGCTCGGGGTGCCCTATGGCTCCCGCGAAGTCACCCTTATTACTGGACCTGCGAAGTATGCGATCGCCGAGGATCTCGCAACCGATTCGCAGGACGAATATTACCTGACACTTATGGTCCCGATCACTGAGTTCTGGATCGGGAAGGGCAAGCCCGGCTCCGAGGACGATGACGAGGAGTCCGATGATGAGGACGAGGAAGAGGTCGAGGTTGAGGAGGTTCCGGTCGAGGAGCCACCAGTAGAGCAGCCTGCACCATGACTAAGCGCGCCAAATCGCGCAGCTTTTTTCGCGGGGTTATGATCGACCCCGCGATCAAAGCTGTCTTTGAGGTCCACGTAGCCAAGGCTCATGCTATGGCTGACATAAAGACTCTCTGCGGATTCCACGGTACAGCTACGTTCATCTATCTAGATCGCACGAAAGCCGATGCCTTCGTAGTAGACGATGAAGCCTTATTACAGCTGGACCCTGGCCCGTTCTGGAAACCACGCGGCTACGATCAGCCTATCGCTGGACGCGCCGTACTAATGGGCTTGACTTATCCCGATGGAGATTTTGCAGACTGTGACTTCAGTTCTCAGGAGATCGAGCCTGCTATCGAGTGGCCTAACGTCCGTTTCGTAAGGATGGACTATTCAGAAGGTACAATTGACCATCCAATCTTTGGCAAGATGGTCCATATGAAGCATACCCCAATCTTTGAGGAAATCGAAGAGTGAGAACATTCTTTATACAGCTACGCGTTTACAGGAAGCGTGACCAAGCGTACCAAACCTTCCATGTAAAGGCTTTAGCGGAGACAGTCACCTCGCTTGATCAGCAGATAGGTGCGTTCTCCGCCGGCCTCCAGCTTGTTTCAGCCATTGTCTCGCTGGAGGCCGTCTTTTTCGACTACCCATTAGGGCAGGTCGGAGCGGACCAGTACAAAGAGTTCGGGGAACTAATCCCCGATCTCTACAACTTCCTCCTCAAGCGCCAGCGCGTGCCCAAAGGAGTAACAACAGAAGAAAGGAACGACAATGTTACAGGAAACTGAAAAGAAACTGGAGCCCACTGATGAGCAGAGGGCGATCATCGAAGCCGCAGCACGCGGCGAATCATTCATGGCTATCGCAGGTGCGGGGTCTGCCAAAACCACCACGCTCAAGATGCTCGCGCCTAAATTGGTGGGGACTAGCGTCCTTGCTGTTGCTTTTAATAAGCGCATTGTCAATGACCTCACTGCTGCTTTACCTGACACGTTTGTTATTAAGACTCTCAACGGACTAGGGCACGGTGCGTGGATGAAGCAGCGCGGAGGCCAGCTAACGCTAGACACGGGTAAGGTCGCAGCCCTAGTGACTGAGACATTCAAGGAGCGTGCGCCACGCATCCGGCAATTGGATGAGGACGGCTCGTGCTGGACCACAGTTCGGAAGTTCGTGAACAAGATGCGCCAGAATAACTGGGTCCCCGACAAGGCGCGCTTCAGGGCACCACGCCTTGTCGGTGCCAATCCTGAAACCTACCTCGATGAGTTCCTAGTGATCGAGGACTGGGACACCGGCCTGATGAGCGTTGAGCAGATGCTAGACCTGTCGGAGGACGTCCTAGTCAAGTCGATCAACCAGGCGTTCGCCAAGAAGATCGACTTCGACGATCAGATCTACATGTCTACCAGCTTCTTCTGCCCCTACCCGCAGTTCGATGTGGTGCTGGTGGACGAAGCCCAAGACCTCAGCCCAGCCAATCATCTACAGCTGATGCTTTGCAAGCCGCGTCAACTGATTGCTGTTGGCGACCCGAAGCAGGCCATCTATGCGTTCAGAGGAGCCGATCGGGACTCTATGGCAAATTTGGCCCATGCAGCAGAGACACAGTTGGGTCTGGATTTGACTCCCTATCCACTGGCAACTAGCTTCCGCTGCCCCAAACTGGTGGCAGCACGCCAGAAGGGACATTATCCGGAGTTCAAAGCCTTCGAAGGGAACCGTGATGGACACGTGGAGGTCAAGGCCGAGTGGAATCTGGCCGAAGTATCTGGTGCTGTTATCTGTCGCAATAATGCTCCTCTTGTCGCTTTAGCGTTCTCGCTCATCCGCTCCAAGAAAGGCTTTACCTTCTACGGCCAAGACATGGCAAAGAACCTCAAAGGTCTCATCAAGAAGGTCGCAGGCAAGACCGGCCAGAACCTAACCAAAGCCGATCTAGCAATCCCACAGGACCAGCTCCTGACCCGGTTAGGTATCTGGTTTAATAACGAACTCACACGGCTCCAGTCCAAGGACAAGACCGGCGGCAAATGGTCTGGCGAACTAGCCTCGACCCTCCGGGATCGGAAAGAGTGTGCCAGAATGATAATCATAGAGTCCGCCAATCTCGGAGAGGCGATGGAACTCTGTGACACGATCTTCGACAAGTCCCAAGGCACTCTCGTACTGACTAGTGGGCATCGGTCGAAGGGCTTTGAGTGGGAGGAGGTGTGGCACCTCGACAGTCACCGACTCCCCTCAAAGTACGCTCTAAAGCAAGCCAAACAGGGCTATCCGGGAGCCCTCCACCAAGAGGAGAACTTGCTGTATGTCATAGAAACTCGCACGAAAGACAAGCTCTACATGATTCAACTAGACCAATGTGCCGATCAGCTACCGGAGATAGAAGATGAGGAAGGCTAAGTTTAATCCACCCGGAATTGAGTGGCGTCCCAACAGGGACGGCGACGGAGATCAAGTCCGTGTCTGGCGATCAGACTGGTTCGGTGATGAGTTCGAAATTATGGATAGAACGGAGTTCTTCACAATAGTCGCGCCAGCGTTCCTCAAGCTTGGCTTTATGGTAACTCGAGCAGAGGATGACTGAAATGGAAAATACTAAATTTAAAATTGGTGAGAAGGTAATTCGCGGCGGCGACATTCCCGGCGAGGTCCGCGCGATCTTTACCAGTAAAAAGGGCCGGCTGAACTATGTGGTTGAATACTTGAGTGGAGTTCAGCGGATCTGCCGGGAAAACCAACTGGAGAAAGCACCCTATGGATACCACGAAGAAAGGAACTGAGTTCTGGCAGTTAATTGTCAGGCTAAGGGCAATTATCCTAGAGCTGGAACAGCTACAAGAGAGGCTCAAGGATCACTACAGAGATGGGAGGCCCCAGTGACATGGTACACGCCATTGATATACGGTTCGATCTGCCTGATGGGATTGAACTCGTTAGCATCCACTCCAAGTGGCACGGAGGCTGGGCAGTCTGTCTTAAAGTTGGCTACGACGTGCGGGACCCGTTCGGCAGTAGTCTTGGTGCTACATACGGCTCCGGAGAATCCAGCACGATTGTCGGTGCAGTCCAAGGAGCGCTTGCGCGGATTGAGGGACAGATGCTGGAGGCTCGGACTAGAGTTCCGCGTCCAAATGCCGGAATCCCCAAGCCAACTAAGACTGCCCGTTCCAGCCGGCGAGATTCCCAGTTTGGAGATATGAATGCTGACCAAATCTTCGCGTTCCTGGCTAGTAAGGGAGGAAAGATTAATGCTTGAAGATCTACAGAACTATCTCGACTCTCTCGAAGAACTTAGTGACAACATCTACGACAGTATCGAGGACGACGACGAACTGCGAGACTACATCAAGAAGTCCATCGATGAAGCTACTCTCCGCCTATCGGCCTACATAATAACCAAGGAGAGCGGCGAGGAGTAGGAGATCGGTCGAAGCTAACGTCCCACTTTCACATCATGTGATCGTGGACCCAAAACTGAAAGAAAATGCGCCCGACACGGCAAAATTGCCAAATATCGCTTGACAATCCCAACCAATCGGGCGCATACTCTCCCTTGCCACCAATCGGGCATTGTGCCCAAATCACGGAAGGAAAACTGAAATGGCAAACGGCAAACAGCGGCTCCAGATCCAGAGCACAGAGTTCGAGATCGACGCCCCCTACAACGAGGGTTACGTTCTCAAGGCAAATGAAGCAGCCGCGATGAACCAGCTTCTTGTCGAGAATATCCGCAACAACATGGCATCGACTGTCAGGAATGCTAAGCTCAAGGCGGCTGGCTGGACTGACGAGCAGATCAAACAGGCCAAGGTGGAGCAGATGACTCCAGTGGTCGAGGTCACGACGCTTTCTGAGGCCGAATTTACGGAACTCCAAGAACAGATCAACGAGTACGTCTCGGGGTACGAATTCGGAATCAGAACAGGTCGGGCCAAGACCCCGCTGGAGAAGGAGATCGAGACCATTGTCACTGAGATGCTGGACAAGGCTCTCAAGGAGAATGGGTTCTCGCCGTCCAAGCTCAAGAAAGAGGACAGCGCGAAGTACGACGTCCTCTACACCAAGGTCTTGGAGGCCAATCGGGACGAGGTAGAGGCTGCTGCACAGGCTCGCCTTGATTCGATGAGGTCGGTCACGGTCAAGGGTCTCGACATTGGGGCACTTGCCAAGGCACCGGCAGCGGTCGATGAGGCTGCTGAGTAACACCTAGATGGCCAGCTACATTCATCTGGCCTATGAAGCACTGAGGCATCGGATCGGGGTAGCAGTACCCTGCTCCGATCCTCAGCGTTTGCGTGTTCTTTTATATCGGGAACGCGAGGGGATTCCCGAATTAGCTAACCTAGAGTTTAGATTAAGCCCTTTAGATCCGGAGCATGAACTCTGGATAACAGCTAAACCGGAGAAAGCAAATGGTAAGGAGAAAGAGGACACTTGAACAGACAGACAGGCACCATGTAATACTCTTCAAAGGTGATCTGGAACGGCTACAGCATTATTTCCCAGATCACAGTCCATCGAGCATCATCCGTGCTCTCGTGCGGCGATTTCTGACCCAAGCAGAAGAGTCCCTCCGCCAGCACCAAACCGAAGTGAAAGGAATTACTCCAGATGAACTCAGAACCTACCTCAAGTCCGCTAGCCCAGGCGAATCCTCGTAGCCTCGATGAATTGTTCGCAGCCGACGTCGAGAGTCTGACAGATGCTGACATCGAGCTGATGATCACCGAGCTGAGGAACCAGCGTGCCCATTATAAGATGGCGAAAGCCCAGAAGACTACTAAACCTACAGCCATACCTCTGGGCTCCAGTGATGAAATCCTCGACATGATCGGCCTCGGCAAGAAAGGCCAGTAAGATGGGCCATGCAGTAACCAACGCGGCGACTAATGCAGTGTTAACGGCGAGACAAAGCGATGAATATCAGCGAACAGAACACCAGCTACAAAGAAATATACCAGATAGCATGGGACAATACGTCCCTGAGCAACTTGCGAACCTGCCCCAGGAAGTATTACTACGCCAATGTGAGAGGTCTGAGGCCAAACGGGGAGAATCCCCATCTGACGTTCGGCCTCCTGTACCACGAGTCCCTGGAGCAGTACGATCACTTGAGGGCAGCGGGGACCAGCTACGTCGATGCATTGAATTACACCATCAAGTACGCCCTTACCAAGTCCGCGAACTGGCACAGCGAACACAAGACCAAGAATCGGCAGACCTTAGTGCGCGCCGTATACGGCTATTTGGACCACTTCAGAAATGATCCGGTCAAAACGCTGGTCCTCTCCAACGGGAAGGCGGCGGTCGAACTCAGCTTCCGGTTTGAGATTGACATGCAGACCCCGTTCCAGACTCCGTACATTCTCTCTGGTCATCTGGACAGAATCGGGGAGATGGATGGTAGCCTTTACGTCTTCGATCGGAAAACCTCGAGTCGTGCTTTTGCCTACGACTACATCGCCAGCTTCAAACCGAGCGGACAGATGATGCAATACACTGCTGGCTCGCAGGTGGCGTTTGCGGAAGAGATACAGGGGGTGATGATTGATGCAGTTCACATCGGGACAAACCTCGATGAGTATTTCCGGTTCCCGGCTCAGTTCACCAAAGGCCAACTGGATGAATGGTACAGCAATACGAAATTCTATATCAAGATGGCGGAGCAGTATGCTGAAGCAGACAGCTACCCTCAGAACTTTGAGGCGTGTCATGTCTATCAGGGCTGTCCGTTCAGGGAGATCTGTTCTCGTGATCCCTCGGTGCGCGAGACAGTAATCAAGAGCAATTACACTGAGGATCGATGGGAACCATTGAAAGTGAGAGACCATGATAACCCTAGCTGAAATGAAAGAGGGTCTACTAGATGGCCTAGCCAGGCACATCAGCACTGAATTGGAAGTCCCTCTGGAACATATGCTGGATCGCTTTTGGCGAGGTAAAAGGGCGGTCTTGGCTCGGCAGATCTTTACTCTGGTTGCTACAGATGCGGCAATACCGAAGGGCGAGGTAGCCTTTTGGCTAGGAATGGACGCAAGCTTTATCACGCATACCCGGAACCGCCACTACAAACTGAGAGAAACAGAGAATTACCGGCAGATTCGAGAGTGGTTCGACATACAGATGAGAGGAATGTACAATGCCAAGACTGGATGAACCGGGCTCAGAAAGCCCGATCAAGATGCTCCTTTTGGGCAACTCAGGCTCTGGTAAGACCGGCTCATTGGCCTCACTGGCTCGTGCTGGCTACCAGATCCACATCATCGACTTCGACAACGGCACCAACATACTGCGGAATGTCCTACGAGAGGACAAGGCTGCCTTAGGGCGAATAGAAGTGGAGTCGTTCTCCGATGTGTACTCGACTGCTGGACCGCGCGTTTACCCTTCGAAGGTGATCGCTTGGGCAGCAGCAATGAAGAAGATCACTGAGTGGACCAACGAATACACTACACTGGACCACATCCTCGTAATCGATAGCCTCAACTTTGCCTCCAGAGCAGCGTTCAATTGGATTCTGCAGATGGCAAACAGACTACAGACAACAAAGGAGATACAGGATTGGGGCGCAGCACAAGACCTGATGGAGTCCTTCCTCATGAAGATCTATTCGGCCGAAGTGAAGTGCCACGTCATCATGACCTCCCACATCCACTACATAGGCCAAGGAGAGACAGAGATTCAGGTGGGCTATCCAATGACTTCGGTTGGCCGCTCGTTTGCTCCCAAAGTCCCACGCCTATTCAATTCCTGCATCATGTGCAGGAATACGGGTACAGGTGCCGCTGCAAAGCGCGAGATCTATACCCAGCCTATCGACTTCGTAGACCTCAAGACTGAAAGCCTCGATGTTAAGAAGTCGTATCCGCTGAGTACCGGACTAGCGGAATACTTCTTTGATGTCCGGAAAGTGAAACCAACGTCAGCGATAACGGAGAAGAAATATGCCTGATTTTAACGAACTGCTCGACAAAGATCCCTCGACTTTTGAGAGACCGCCAACGGCACCGGAAGGCGAATACCTCGCCATGATTGAGTCCAAGACCTACGGACAGAGCAGCCAGAAGAAAACGCCGTTCGTGGAATTTCGCTTCCGCCCGATCAGTGCCTTGCCGAGTGTGCCTGAAGCGGCGCTCGACGGCATTGATCTCGCCAAGGTCAAATTCCGCGACGAGTTCTACCTGACGTCGGACGCTATGTTCCGGCTGAGGGAGTTCTTTGAGACGGTTGGCTGCCTGATGGAGACAACTAGAGAGTCCATCGACGCAGCCGTTGGTCAACAGGTCGTCGTGAGCATTGGGCACCAAGCATCTACACGAGATCCGTCGCGGGTGTTTGCCAATATCACCGGCTATCTGAAGGCCGACTAGCAGTAACCGACCAGAGGCAGCGAAGTGCTGCCTCTGGTTTTCTCGCGCTCTATGGAGATCCAGATGCGGTTAGCTAACGTTGACGACATAGTGGTGAACAGGGATGAGAGGCAGAGGAAGCAGGTGGAGGTGGAGGATCTGGTGGCCTCTATCACGCAGAATGAGCCTTATCTTCCTAGTACTCTTGGCCTTATTAACCCTATCTGTGTTAGAGAGGGCAATGTCCTGGTGGCTGGTGAGCGACGTCTCACAGCCTTTAAGGTCATGGGCAAGCCTCTGATCCCAGTCATCGACATAGAATCGCTGCCCGAGACTGAGGCTAAGATCATAGAGCTGGAAGAGAACCTCAAGCGCGTTGATCTGACTTGGCAGGAACGCTGCCGGGCAGCTGCAGACATTCACCAACGGTTGGAGGCTAAAGACCCGGAATGGAACCAGTCACGGACAGCGGAACGCTTAGGTGTGACCAGTCAGTCTGTATCACGCTACATTGCTCTTGCAGAGGCCATGAGATCAGACTTCGAAATCGAGGAGGCGGCCTCGTTGACTACAGCATTCAACATATTGCAGAGGAAACAAGATCGGAAGTTCGACGACATGCTAGTGGGTATAGCGGAGGCGTCGAAGGCACCTCCAGCGTCTACTTCGATTACGTCGCTGAACTTGGCAACATTACTCCCAAGCGTCATTCCTCTGACGACACCTGAGCCCACCATCGAGCTGCGGCCAGCCACACGGGACTTGATCTGTGAGGACTTCACCGAGTGGGCTGCCACATACAGGGGACCTAAATTTAACTTTGTGCATTGCGACTTCCCTTATGGAGCTGGCGCAGGCCTCCGGAACAGTCAGATTAATGTCGGCAAGGACCTCCCGACGTATGAGGATAGCCCAGAGATCTTCTGGAATCTGTGCAGTGTGCTACTCGATAGCTTTGACAATGTGGTCTCGACCTCGGCTCACATGATGGTCTGGTTTCAAACGGAGTTACTGTCCGATGTCCTCAGCTTTTTCAAAAGTTTCGAAGATGCTTTGGGGTTCAGAACCTTCCGAATCCCTCTCATCTGGCACAAGTCCGACAACAGCGGTGTGGTGTCCGACGCTGCGAGACGTGCTAGGCATATCTATGAAACAGCTTTGGTCATCTCCAGAGGAGATAGAAAGATCATTAGGTCCGTCTCTGACGTGTACTCTTGTCCAATCTCGAGATCGATACATCCAGCAGAGAAGCCAGAGCCCATGCTGCGTTACTTCTTTAGCATGTTTGTCGACCAGCAATCGAGGATGCTTGACCCAACTGCCGGATCCGGCACATCACTTCGGGCGGCAGAGAGCCTCGGTGCAGCTTCGGTATTCGGCATCGAGAAGTCAGAACGGTACTACGCGGACGCGGTGATAGAGCTAAATAGATTTAGAAGTAAAGCCAGAATGAACCAGCTATTAATAAAGGAGAACATACATGACCAAGCACGGACTACTGAGCAAGGCTCTATTCAGGGCGCTGGCAAGTGAAACAGACGAGTGTATTATTTGGACATATGCCTTGGCTTCCCATCGCTACCCTCATATGGCGATAGATGGTAAGATGCAAAGACTAACTGGAATTGTCTGTGAGGCATATCGTGGGCCAAAGCCTCCTGGACATGAAGCTGCACATAGCTGTCATGACACTCGATGCATTAATAAGAGGCATCTATCTTGGCAGCTACATGCAACCAATATGGCAGCCAGCTACACAAAAGGAGAAATAGATGGAACAACATCAAACCCCCAGAGCTAGAGTGATTCTGAGCGCTGCCCGAAACATCCAGAGCAAGGATGCGGTGTATGGTGACCCGAGAACTAACTTGGCTTGTGCTGGAGAGCTTAAACGAGTGTTCGTCAGGTACGCTGCCAGAAGCGCACGGACTATTGGTCCGGCTGAACACGAGGCAATTGATATGCTACTTACAAAGATCGCCCGTATCGCGACTGGTCCCGTCATTCATGACGATAACTACTCCGACGCTGTTGCTTATGCAGCAATTGCCGGCGAGTGCGCTCTTGCCGGTTCGAATGAGGCTAGGCCCATTATGCCCGAACCGACGGACGAGGCTGACCCTTTTGACCTCAGCGAACAGGAACTGCTAGATGACAGCCGTGATATACCCAACCATGAGAGCCACCGGCCCGCGCTCAGCAAGAATAATGCTGATCGGGGAAGCGCCGGGAGTTGAGGAGATCATGCAAGGAGCCCCCTTTGTGGGGGCTTCCGGCAAAGAACTAAGGAGAATGCTCAAGCAGGCTGGCATAGCACCGGAGGAATGCTATCTGACCAATGTCTTTTGGCAGCGGCCATCTGACAATAAGATTGAGCACTTTACCGATAGTCTTGATGCAAAGCGAGGCATTCCAGCTATGCCAGCATTAATGCCTGGGAGATACGTGAATAATGCCTTTAACTCCGAATTGGAACGACTGTATGATGAAATCGAAATGGTCAAGCCGAATGTCATCGGTGCTCTGGGCAACACAGCTTGTTGGGCAGTCCTCAGGCAAACACCAAAAATTGTTAGTATACGGGGACGGATCTACAGCACTCGTATCAGGGGAGTTTCGTATAAAGTCCTGCCAACCCTGCATCCAGCTTATATACTGCGAAACTGGAAAGACAGGGTTATCGGAATCTCCGATCTCCAGAAACTAAAGCGTGAGTCCATCAGTCCTGAAGTTACCGTACCCCATAGGGAGATCTTAATTGACCCGACCTTCAAAGAGGCGACCGATTACCTCGAACGATGCCTTCACGCCAACGAAGTCTGCATTGACGTGGAGACCAAGATTGGTCAGATTACGGTTATTGGACTTGCCCTATCACCAAGATGTGGAGCCGTTATCCCTCTTTGGGATCTGCGAACTGACAGCGGTTCTTACTGGTCAGTATCCGATGAGGTTATCATTGTCCAGCTTCTACGCAGGCTGCTGGGATCCCCATCAGTCGTCAAGATCTTCCAGAACGGTATGTATGATCTGGCGTATCTCTATGCCAACTGGCTTGCTCCACTAAGAAACTGCTCCGAAGATACGATGTTGTTGGCTCATGCCCTATGGCCTGAACTTAGGAAAGACCTCGGAACCCTCGCTTCAATTCACACCAACGAATCGAGTTGGAAGATGATGCGATTCAGGAACAAGGATGATTTCAAACGTGAGGACTAAATCAGGTGATGCTAAGAAATTCGCTTTGGCCGCTCTAGCAAAAGAAACGCAAGAGTGTATTATCTGGCCGTATCACACTACAATTAGTGGTTATCCTCTCATGTGGAGGAGAATATATGTCCATAACTGGATCTGTGAACAGGCACATGGTCCATCTCCAGTTCAGGGCTATGATGCAGCCCACTCCTGTCATAATAGGCGCTGCATAAACAAGGCTCATCTTTCTTGGAAATCTCGAGCAGATAACATGAAGGACAGCATGGGAACTCCAGAATGGAACGCATCTTACAGCGGAGAAGGACCTATAAGCCCTTGGTCGGAACTTAACCGCTATAAGAGAGGAAGAAAGTACAGATGAAACAGGTAGACATACAGGCGAAGCTATTCCGAATGCTCGATGAGGCTCATTGGGAACTGGAAGCACTACAGAAGAAAGAGAAGGAGACAATCGACTCCAAAACTGTACCAAACAATCACTGGCAGAGCCGTTGGAAGACGGAACAGAAGATCAGGGTTATAAAGGAGCTGATCGATGCCTTGGATTAACTCTGCGACTATCAGTCGCGGTAAAGATCTAGATGAAATGACCGCATTGCAGATTTATAATGGCCTAGACTGTTGTGTAACCTTTGAGATATGGGAGTCCTTACATGCAGACCTCGCTGTCGTTGACCACAGTTCCAATGCTCAATTGGTATATGGGTTCGAGAGAGCCATGCAAGCCCCAAGCTTCGTCATGTCACGGCGTGGAGTTCTTGTTGACCGAATGTGGCGAGAGGTCGTCCGTGGTGAGCTGGAAGGAGACCTCCGCCGACACGATTCCAGGTTCCAGCGTCTCGCGGAAGCTGTGTGGGGTATTCCTACTAACGGGAAGAAGCCCCTCAATGTCTATAACGGAGAACATCCTCAGAGAGGGGTTCCGTTTTCTCTCAACTATAACTCGCCCCAACAGCTCCGGGAG